CAGCGGATACTAACCAACCGGTTATAGGACCGTAATAAATTGGAGTTGTGGATGGGGTTGCTGCGAATTTAGCATCACCAGGAGTTGATAAATAAAGAGTAACTACCGTAATAATACCATCATTGGCCCCACTTCCATCGACTAAGGGAACTAATTTACTAAAATCAGTTGTACTAGGAGAAGCAGGCATTATACCATTAGTCGCGGTTGCTGAACCAGTAAACATAGTAGTAAGCGTAACACCTCCGTTTACTTTCCAATTACTAATGTTTTGATTGAATACAGAAGCATTTTGGAACATGGAAGTCATGTCTGTTACAAGAGATACATTCCAAGGACGAATGTCTTGATTGAAACTAGTTGCTCCTAAAAACATAGAATTCATATCGGTGACTGGAGTTACATTCCAGGTAGTAATGTCTGCATTGAAACTGGTTGCACCATTAAACATAGAACTCATTGTCATAGAAGAGGAAGAAAGAGTCCAACCAAGGGCTTGATTATTATTGTTGAAACCAGTTGCACCTTGAAACATAGAATTCATGTTGGTTACGGAAGAAACATTCCAACCACTAATATCTCTATTGAAACTGGTTGCACCTTGAAACATAGAACTCATGTTGGTCACAGAAGAAACAGCCCAACTACTAATATCTGCATTGAAACTGGTTGCTCCCTGGAACATAGAACTCATATTGGTCACAGAAGAAACCGTCCAACTACTAATATCTACAGTGAAACTGGTTGCTCCATTAAACATAGAACTCATGTCGGTGACTGGAGTTACATTCCAACCGCTAATATCTGCATTGAAACCAGTTGCTCCATTAAACATAGAACTCATTGTCATAGAAGAGGAAGAAAGAGTCCACCCAAGAGTAGCCCCATTATTGTTGAAACTAGTTGCTCCTTGGAACATAGAATTCATATTGGTTACTGAAGAAACATTCCAACTACTAATATCTGCATTGAAACCGGTTTGATTTAGAAATAAATTGGACATATTTGTTACAGCGGATACATTCCAACCGGTTATAGGACCATAATAAATGGGTATTGTGCCTGTGGCGAATTTAGCCGCAGTCGGATTAGCAAAATAATCCGAAACTATTGTAGAAATACTATGGGTACCACTATCTTCTAAGGGAACTAATTGTCCAAATTCATTACTATTTGGATTACTACTAAGTCCGTATGTATTACTTAATGCAGTGGCACCTACAAACATATTGTTAAGACTAACTGTATTATCTTTTAATTTCCAATTACTAATGTTTTGATTAAATTGAGAAGCACCATTAAACATATTATCGAAAGTGGTTACAAGAGATACATTCCACACTTGAATATTTTTATCGAAAGTAGTTGCACCTTGAAACATGGAGCTCATATCGGTGACTGGAGTTACATTCCAGCTAGTAATGTCTGCATCGAAATTGGTTGCATTTTTAAACATGGAACTCATTGTCATAGAAGAGGAAGAAAGAGTCCACCCAAGGGCTTGACTATTATTGTTGAAACCAGTTGCTCCTTCAAACATAGAATTCATGTTGGTTACTGCGGAAACATTCCAACCACTAATATCTATATTGAAAGTAGTTGCTCCATTAAACATGGAACTCATATCGGTTACTGGAGTAACAATCCAACCGCTAATATCTGCATTGAAACTGGTTGCTCCATTAAACATAGAACTCATTGTCATAGAAGAGGTCGAAAGAGTCCATCCAAGAGTAGCTCCATTATTGTTGAAAGCAGTTGCTCCTTCAAACATAGAATTCATATTGGTTACTGCGGATACATCCCAACTACTAATATCATCATCGAAACTGGTTGTATTGATTGTTCCACCGCTACCGTCACTTCTTCCGTTTTTAAATAAATCAGACATATCGGTTACTTGAGATACATGCCAATTATTTATAGTTCCATAATATGGACTATTACCGCTATTAGTAAATTTAGCAGCTGTCGGATCCGATAGCCAGTCATTTACTACGCCGTTAATGGTTGCATTTGTGATTGCGTCTACCATTATATATATATTTCTATATATTCCTTGCTACGAATAAAATTACTAAAGTAATTATTGATAAAAAATATATGACATAGTTATTTAGGTAACAAATGGGATATCACGATTCACTGTTAGTACTCTGTGTGTGTGAATAAGTAAATCCATTATTATTATATTTTGACAATATAATTATGCAACTGTTAACTCCTTTTTTGTTACTTACCGGATATTTATTATCCACTTTGTCGACTCCTACGATTCCCGAATTATCCCCTTCCAACCATTCTTATGAATGTGTTCCTTCTTTTCTCCAAGAACCAATAAGAGAAGAAGAATTTGTCCATAATTTTTGCGAATCCAAGCTCCAAGGTAATAAAGGACCCGAATACTGGAATGCCTATACTTCTTTAGTCATATCGGTGGTTCCCTTTGTAATGGGATTTCCGAATTATCCCCTTTTTTACAATGTAGCTATAATGTTATCTGCCAATGGGTTTGCAAGTTTCCATTATCACTATTATCTCAATTGGATTGGAAAACAAGCCGATGAAATATCCATGATCTTGGCCAATTATTTTGGCATGTGGGGACTCATTAATCTCTACTACAAACGCTCTCAATCCCGTAATCGTTTAAACCGATATAATACGATGTTTATGTACATGTTTTTAGTAATGAACACCTTAATCAAAAATGACTATCTTTTTCCCACTATTTACGGTATTTATGTAGGAGGGTCGTTATACATGATTTATCATGTTGCGCAAAAACACGCGGTTCCCTATAAACGCTATTTATTGGTGTCTTCATTAGGAGCTCTTGGATGGATTATATGCGAACATCATTGTAGCCACCGAACGGTCTATGGGCACCCCCTTTGGCACGTTTTATTTCCTATGGGATTTTATTGCCTTCTTATGGAATACGATCGTTTAAAGGATAAGTTACCCTCCGATTATTGAGTTTTTCTCTTTCTATTTCTCTCTCTCTCTCTTGGAACTTTTTCTAAAAACTCTCGTTCTAGTCTTTGTGAATCCAAAAAAAAGAATGGTTGGAGAATATGTTTTCCCCTTTTCTTTTTCTAATTTCCAAGAGAAAGAACGTTTAGACATATGCAAAAATCATGAATTTTCCATATAATTATATGAATTTATAGTTATATAGAATATGGATCTTGGAACATATTTAACCGGTGAAGAATTGTCCTATGGTTTGCAACGCGTTGTTCTAGCAATTGCACAATGTGGTGTAGGCATAGGTAAGGAATTGGAGGGTGCTGCATGTAACAATTTACACGGAATTACAGAATCTTCTGAGGAGAATAGCTCAGGTGACGTGCAAAAAAAATTAGATGTGCTATCCAATACGATGATGATAAACTCGCTAATGGCTACGGGTAATTGCAGTTTGTTATTGTCAGAAGAAGACGATGATGCAGTGGAAGTGGGAAAAGCCGGGGAAAATAAATATATGGTTGCGTTTGACCCATTGGACGGGTCCTCGAATATTGATTGTAATGTTTGTGTGGGGACGATTTTTTCTATATATGCGGACAATGAAGAATATATATGTTTGGAGGAGCGAATTCGTAAATCTGGAAGGGAAATTTTGTGTGCGGGATATATTTTATACGGACCTGCTCTAGAGCTCGTTCTTACCTTGACGGGAAAGGGGGTACAAAAATTCACATTAGATAAGGAAAACGCGACATACAAACATACAGGTGTCTTGGACATACGTTCCAAGACAAAGAAAATATACTGTATTAATGAAGGAAATTCGGCTATTTGGTTGGAGGATATGAAAGAATATGTAGCAGAATATCGAAATCCGAAAAACAAATATACACAGCGTTATATTGGATCGATGGTGGCGGATGTCCATCGTACACTCTTATACGGGGGAATGTTTTCTTATCCCGCAGATGAGAGAAATAAACAGGGAAAACTGCGACTGTTATACGAGTGTTTTCCTATGGCGAAAATAGTAGAAGAAGCGGGCGGACGAGCAATTTTGGGAAAAAAGAGTGCAACGAATATTTTAGACGTGATTCCTGAAACATTACACCAGCGCGTTCCCATATTATTGGGTTCAACCATGGAAATTGCGAAATATGAAGAGGTATTGAAAACCTTCCTTTAATATCTATATGTATGTATATACATATGGTTATCTCGACACAAATCAACTATGAGGGACAAAACCTTCAATTTCAGGATTTTTCTGGACAGACGCTTACTAATGCAAACTTTAAGGATGCGAACTTAAATTCCGCGGATTTCAGTAACGCCACGTTAACAGGCGCGGATTTCAGTGGCGCGAGTTTGGATGGAGCCAGTTTTGAAAATGCAGTGATCACTGGAGTAAATTTTAGCAACACGAATGTAGCATCTGCGTATTTTGGGGGTGTGACAAGCGGAGGAATAACTGGAACACCATCCTCCATCACTAATTATAAATTAATAGAAGGATACATCGTCGGTGCAGCCGCAGGTACAGGTGACGTGAAATTAAGTGATGCTGTGTTTGAAGGAACCGCGTCCGAATTATTGGATTTTACGAACACGACTTTTCAAGATGGAGACTTGACAGGTGTTCAATTTACATATGTAAATTTTACAGGAGCGAATTTCACGAATACAAATTTAACAAATACCGTATTTACTAACGTTACGTTTAGTGGTATAATATCTGGGGGTATTACTGGAACTCCATCTGCATTACCCGATGCATACAAAATAGTAAGCGGATATATTCTAGCCCCTCAGTCTAATCTAATGACAGCTAATTTGGCTGGAGCGGATCTGAGCAATATGGATTTGAGTGGTGCTAATTTTAGATATGGAAGTTTAACAGGTGCGAATTTAAGTAATACCAATTTAACAGGTGCGAATTTAAGTAATACCACTATGACGGGTATTATTGGTACACCACAAGCATTACCATCCGGATACCAATTGATAGATGGTTCCATTGTTCTTAGTACCAGTGACACAGCGGTGGTGGAGGAAATTTTTAATCAAATTACAAGTAGAACAACCGTACCAAGTGATTTGAAAGGCACTACGGTAACATTCAATCCAGCAAGTAAAATACTTCCTACTGTAGACACAAAATATGCAACTAGGACCGATACAGTAACGGTAACTGTTAGCAAAGGAAGTGAAACGAGTACGAAAACGTTTTCAGAAACAGTAAGCGCTGATTTGACGAATCAGACTTTGACATTTAATTTTACTGGTGTGAATTTGGCGGGTGCTATTTTTTCGGGTGCCACGTTGAATGGCGCTGATTTCACAGATGCCAATGTAACCAATGCATCGTTTACAAGTGCTACACTTACCGGTGCAACTTTTACGGGTACTACTATGACGGGTGCAGATTTAACGAGTGCTATTTTACGCGAAGTTATTTCGGGAACTATCAATGGAACACCAACACTTCCTACTGGGTACAATTTGGTAAAGGAAACGATTATAGGGACAGCCGTCAATCTAACAAGCGCGGATCTGTCTGGTCAAGATTTAACCGGTGTTGTTTTGACGGATGCAACGTTGACCAATGCGAATTTAGAAAATGCAACGCTAATAAATGCAACCTTGACAAATGCAACTCTAACAGGAGCTACCTTAACAGGGGCTACGTTAACTGGATTAAAATCCGGAAATATACAAGGAACGCCAGCATCATTACCCACTGATTACAAGTTGGCATTAGAAACTATTGTTGGACCGAATGTAGATTTAACAGGTGGGGATTTAACAAATGAAAATTTAATGAAAATGAATTTGACTGGCGTGAACTTTACGAATGCTGATTTGACTGGGGTGAATTTTATACTTGCGGATTTGACGGATGCCACATTGACCGGAGCTACATTGACAGGAGCAGATGGTCCCGTGAGAATAGGAACTTATTATCCCCTCTATTTTACGCAAGCAGATGCAACAAATGCTTCCTCTACTTCTTCTTCACATATGCATACATTACTCGGTTATGACTTCTATATGCCTGATCCCCATAAAACGTTTACAAATGACGATTGGAAAACAGACCTACAATATGCCTATTTGGAAGGTGCGAATTTTTCTGGTCTTGATTTAACAGGTGTAAATTTCACTGGCGCGAATTTGACAAATGCGAATTTGACAAATGCAAATTTGACGAATGCAAATTTGACAAATGCAAATTTGACTAGCGCCAATATAACCGGTGCTACCTTGACAGGTGCTACCTTGACAGGTGCTACCTTGACAGGTACCACTATGACAGGAATCATCGGTACACCACAAGCATTACCGACAGGATACCAATTAGTTGGAGGAAGTATTGTTCTTATTACAAATGAAGATGAAGAAGATGTAGATAGTATTTTGAGTCAAATTCAAAGTAGAATACAACCTAGTGACTTGAAAGGTACTACTGTAACATATAATCCTGCAAGTGAAAAAGTTCCTAGTGCAGAAACGAAATACGCAACAGAGACGTATACTGTTACAGTAACCGTGAGTAAAGGATCTGTAAGTAAGACAACCACGTTTCAAGAAACAGTTAGCGCGAATTTGACCGATGCGGATTTAACTGGCTTTGATTTTACTGGTGTGAATTTGACGGATGCGAATTTCACGAATGCGACGTTGACAAATGCGACATTAACAAATGCCAATTTCACAGATGCGATTTTGACGCGTGTAAAATCAGGAGGTATCATCGGTACACCACAAACTTTACCAACTAATTATATACTAGTAAAAGGATATATTATTGGGCGCAATGTGGATTTGACGGGTGCAGATTTGAGTGGTGCGGATTTGACGGATGCAAATTTAACAAGTGCAGATCTAGCAAATGCGAATTTAACAGGAGCTACGTTGACAGGTGTTATATTGACAACTGCTAATTTGACAGGAGCCACCATGACAAGTATCGTCGGTACACCACAAGCATTACCAGATGGATATGAAATGCTAGACCAGGCAATTGTTCTTACTTCCAATATCACGGCGGATGTAAACATTGTTTTGAATCAAATATTCGCTGATAGAATAGTACCAAGTGACTTGAGGGGTACTCGTGTAACATTTGATCCAGAAAGTAAAAAAGTTCCTACTCAAGCCACGAAATATGCAACAGAGACGTATACTGTTACAGTAACCGTGAGTAAAGGATCTGTAAGTAATACAACCACGTTTCAAGAAACAGTGAGTGCAAATTTGACTGGTGCGGATTTAACTGGCTTTGATTTTACTAATGTGGATTTAACGGATGCCAATTTCACGAATGTCAATTTCACGAATGTAACTTTTACAGGTGCTACATTGACAAATGCCAATTTCACGGGTGCTACGTTCACGGGTGTAATATCCGGAAATATCCAAGGTACACCACAAACATTACCAACTAATTATAAGGTAGCAAATGGATATATTGTTGGTCCTGGTGTGAATTTGACTGGTGAGGATTTAACTGGATTTGATTTTACTGGTGCGGATTTGACAGGTGCTACGTTGACAGGAGCCAACTTAACTGGTGAGGATTTAACTGACTTTGATTTTACTGGTGTGAATTTGACTGGTGCGAATTTCACAAATGCGACATTGACAAATGTGACATTGACAAATGCGAATTTGACGGATGCAACGTTAAATGGTGTAAAATCCGGAGGTATCCAAGGTACACCACAAACTTTACCAACTAATTATAAAGTAGTAAAAGGATATATTGTTGGTCCTGGTGTGAATTTGAGTGGTGCGGATTTAACTGGATTTGATTTTACTGGTGCGAATTTAACGGATGCGAATTTCACAAATGCGACATTGACAAATGTGACATTGACAAATGCCAATTTCACGGGTGCTACGTTCACGGGTGTAATATCCGGAAATATCCAAGGTACACCACAAACATTACCAACTAATTATAAAATAGTAAACGGATATATTGTTGGTCCTGGTGTGAATTTGAGTGGTGTGAATTTGAGTGGTGCGGATTTAAAGGGTGCTACGTTGGGTAATGTGGATTTATCAAATGCGGACTTATCAAATGCGACATTGACAAATGCGACTTTGTATAAAACAAATTTGAATAATGCGAATTTGGAGGGTGCTACGTTGAATAATGTGAATTTGGTGGGTGCTACGTTAACGAATGCCAATTTCACGGGTGTAAGATCAGGAGGTATCAAAGGTACACCACAAACATTACCAACTAATTATAAAATAGTAAACGGATATGTTGTTGGTCCTGGTGTGAATTTGAGGGGTGCGAATTTAACGGGTGCGGATTTGACTGGTGCGGATGTGAGTGGTTCGTATTTGACGAATGCGACATTGACAAATGCGAATTTGACGGATGCTACGTTAACGGGTGTAAAATCAGGAAGTATCCAAGGTACACCACAAACATTACCAACTAATTATAAAATAGTAAAAGGATATCTTATTGGTCCTGGGGTAAATTTGACTGATGCGAATTTGTCTGGTACGTATTTGACTAGTGCAAACCTAACGAATGTGAATTTAACAGACGCAAATTTGTCTGGTGCGTATTTTACTATTGCAACAAACATAGAAGGTGCGAATTTGACAAATGCGAATTTGATGGATGCAAATTTTCCATTCCTCCTGAAATCAGGAGGTATCATCGGTACACCACAATCTTTACCAACTAATTATAAATTAGTTGGAGGATATATTATTGGTGCTACGGTAGATTTGCGGAATGCGGATCTTAATTTGTTGAAGGGAGCTGATTTAGAAGACATGAACTTAAGGGCTATACTATTACCAGAAAATTTCAATTTAGAAAATGCAAATTTAAAAAACGCACAGCTCACCGGAAGATTGAACAAGGTGAATTTAACAAATGCAAATTTAACAAATGCAAAATTAAATGGAAACAAACAAGATTCTATTCAAATGCAGTTCCCTGATGGTGATATATCATCTCTAATAAACGACCTTCTCCAGACTGAACCTTCTTTTCAGTATGGTCATCAGCAACAGGTCTCATATCATTCCATAGCCAATTTATCTGGTGCGAATTTGACTGGTGCGATTTTGACGGGTGCGAATTTGACGGATGCCACCATGACAGATATTGTTGGTACACCGCAAGCATTACCCGATGGATATGAAATGCTGGATCAGGCAATTGTTCTTACTTCCAATCTCAGAGCGGATGTAAATGCTGTTTATAATGAAATTTACAATAAAATTCGAAATCCCAATTTTCCAAATGATAGAACATTAATGCCAAATATTTTGAGGGGTACTACTGTAACATTTGATCCAGCCGAAAAAGTTCCGAGTGCAGAAACGAAATATGCAACAGAGACGTATACTGTTACAATAACAGTGAGTAAAGGATCTGTAAGGAAAGAAACAACGTATCAAGAAACGGTGACTGCGAATTTGACGGGTAAGGATTTAACTGGCTTTGATTTTAGTGGTGCGAATTTGACTGGTGTGAATTTCACGAATGCGAATTTGACAAATGCGAATTTCACCAATGCGAATTTGACCAATGCGAATTTCACGAATGCGAATTTTACAAATGCGAATTTGACAAATATATCAGGAAGGATTCAAGGTACGCCGCAAACATTACCAAATAATTATAAAGTAGTAAAAACAAGATATACTATTGGTCCCGGTAATTATTTATTGTTTATTATTGGTCCCAATGTGAATTTGACGGGTGCAGATTTGGAGACGCGTGATTTAACGGGTACGGATTTTAGTGGTGCGAATTTGAGTAATGCGAGTTTGTATAGTGCGAATTTGACGAATGCGAATTTGACGAATGCGAATTTGAGTGGTGCGAATTTGACGGATGCAACGTTAAATGGTGTAAAATCCGGAGGTATCCAAGGTACACCACGAAGTATAACAACCAATTATGGCGTAGTAAATGGATATCTTATGGGTCCTAATATTGATTTGACTGGTGCGAATTTGAAGGATGCGGTCATATCTAGTATGAATGTGAGTCTCAATGGTGCGAATTTGACTCGTGCGGATTTGAGAGGTGCGGATTTGATAAATGTACATCTCAAGGGTGCGAATTTGACGGATGCGAATTTGACGGATGCGAATTTGACGGATGCGAAAGACATTCCCTCCGGTGGATATACGAATTTGGAGAATGCGAATTTGACTCGTGCGAATTTGACTCGTGCGGATTTGACGAATGCCAATTTGACGAATGCCAATTTGACGAATGCGAATTTGACAAATGCGAATTTGAGTGATGCTACCTTAACAGGTGCCACTATGACAGGAATCATCGGTACACCACAAACATTACCAACTAATTATAAAATAGTAAAAGGATATATTATTGGTCCCAATGCAGATTTGAGTAATGCAGATTTGAGTAATGCAAATTTGAGTAATGCGATTTTGACTTATGCGAATTTGACAAATGTGAATTTGAGTAATGCAAATTTGAGTAATGTGAGTTTATTTAGTACAAATTTGACAAATGCGAATTTCACGGGTGCTACGTTCACGGGTGTAAAATCAGGAGGTATCATCGGTACACCACAAACATTACCAACTAATTATAAAATAGTAAATGGACATATTTTTGGTCCCAATGTAAATTTGTATGGTGCGAATTTTAGTAATGTAGATTTGAGTAATGCGAATTTGAGTAATGCGAATTTGAGTAATGCGAATTTGACTCGTGCGAAATTGAGTAATGCGAATTTGAGTAGTGCGAATTTGGCGTATGCGACGTTGACAAATGCGACATTAACAAATGCCAATTTCACGGGTGCTACGTTCAGGCGTGTAAAATCAGGAGGTATTACAAGTACACCACAAACATTACCAACTAATTATAAAATAGTAAAAGGATATATTATTGGTCCCAATGTAGATTTGAGTAATGCGAAATTGAATAATGCGAGATTGAGTAATATAGATTTGAGGGATGCGAATTTGAGTAATATAGATTTATATGGTGCGATTTTGACGAATGCGAATTTGAGATACGCAGATTTGAGTAATGCGAATCTATATTACTCATATTTGAGTAATGCGAATTTGACTCGTGCGAATTTGACTCGTGCGAATTTGAAAGGTGCGAATTTGAAAAATATAAAATCAGAAAGTATCATCGGTACACCACAATCTTTACCACCTAGTTATAAATTAGTAAATGGATATATTATTGGTCCCAATGCAGATTTGAGTAATGCAGATTACTCAGATTTGAGTAATGCAAATTTGACTGGTATGAATTTGACTGGTATGAATTTGACTGGTATGCGGTTGAAGGATGCGAATTTCACGAATGCGATTTTGACGAATGCGACATTAACAAATGCCAATTTGACGGATGCGATTTTGACGCGTGTAAAATCAGGAGGTATCATCGGTACACCACAAACATTACCAACTAATTATAAAGTAGTAAAAGGATATATTATTGGGCGCAATGTGGATTTGACGGGTGCAGATTTGACGGGTGCAGATTTGACGGATGTGGATTTGACGGATGTGGATTTGACGGGTGCAGATTTGACGGATGCGGATTTGAGTAATGTGAGTTTAATTAGGATAAATTTAACTAATGTGCGTTTGTTTCGTGCGAATTTGACTCGTGCGAAATTGATTGGTGCGAATTTAACTAATGCGCGTTTCGATAGTGCGAATTTGACGAATGCGAATTTGACGAATGCGAATTTGACGAATGCGTACTTTGGTGTGGATGTGAATTTGCTGGTGGATGCGAATTTGACGAATGCGAATTTGACGAATGCGAATTTGAGTGGTGCGATATTTATTTATGCGATTTTGACTAATGCGAATTTCCAAGATACGACGTTGAGTAAAAACACCCGTGCGAGTAATGTAGTTAGTGTCCCAAGAAATTTACCATCATATGCTGATGTAACAAGTACAATTATAACCAGAACACATAGAGTCAGGACATGTACAAAGTATTTAATGGCAAGCGGACCTGATCCAGTAAGTTGTAAAACGGAGGATAGAACGGAGACAAGGACTTATTATAATATTAGAGTTAAGACAGGTTCAGAGAAAACAGGTTCAGGACGGGTAGCAGATGGTTATGTGAACTCTGCACCTGGAGGTTTATTTGATATAAACGATACAACAAACGCAATTGAAAGATTTATTACGGATGAAAACGGTAATTATGATTTATTTACCCCTATAAGTGAGTTACCTGAAGTTTATGTAATTATTATTCAACCTGGAGGTATAGACACCAGTACTTCAAGTGTAGTAACTACAACCATGTCAAGTACGTCTACACGAAAACAAGCCGAAGCTTCTGCTGTCCCTATATTGCATGTTACACCAGTAACAACGATTGTAACGAATATAATTCAAAAGGCGGATACCATTGACGAGACCACCGTATCATCTGCCATGGAGCAAGTAGCAACGAAATTAAACATTAGCGAAGAGAGCATAAGAAGCGATTTTATTGCCGACCAGAACAGCGATGTTGCAAAAATAGTCCAACAAATTGAAACAACTGTTAACAGTATGACACCGGCATTAAATAATACAGAAATCACTGAGGACGTAGTAATCAATAACATTTCTCTCGCAATTATGGAATCGGATACTACATTTGATTTCTCAAATTCAAATGACATCAATAAGATTATAACGAACATAGAAAATAGTGCGGAAACGATAACAATAGACGAATCTGTCAAAAGCAACACATCTAACTTTATTACCGTGGCCAATACCCTTATTTCCGATATTGATACTGCAACGCAAACGTTTGATGACGTATTTACCCGTGCCACGCAAATAACCGTTGCATCTACAATTACCGCTAATACAACCGGAGAGAATTTTACTTTTGGATTCACGAGTCCTGTAGAACCCCCAACCATATCCGAAATCACGTCCATACCGATCACTATTCCCGCACCTTCCTTTATAACAAACATTTGTTTCCCAGGAAATACTCCTATCGAAACCGACGATGGATACATTACTATTAAAAAATTGGTGCCCGGTCATCATACCATTCGTGGTCAGCGTATTGTAGGTATTACGAAAACAATCGCCCCCGATGAACATTTAATCTGTTTTGAGAAAGATGCATTGGGTAAAAACGTGCCTTCTCAACGAACGCTGATGAGTAAAGAACACAAAATATATTACAAAAATAAATTGCAAGAAGCCCGAGACTTTTTAGAGGATTTCGATTTAGTATCCAAAAGCAAATATAGTGGCGAGCCTCTTTACAATGTATTGTTGGAATACCATGGCGTTATGATTGTAAATAATATGCCGTGTGAAACACTACATCCCAAGAGTTTATCTGCCAAACTCTACACATCCATACGTTATTCTTCTTCGGTACGTGAACAAATCCTAGCCATGATTCATCGCGCTATACAAAATAAGGATTATAAGACGTATCGTAAAATCATGAAACGCATTTAGAAGGTCCTTCTAGGTACTCATTTTTCAGGAGCAAATAAGAATATTTAGTAAAAAACAACAATGTGGAGCAAGAAAAGTCTCTACTTAATTTATAAATACAATGAGCAAATCTTTATTTATGAAAAAAATGGATGTACCCGAAATGATTGTTTTGGTTATTTTTATTCTATACTTAATCTTCCCCGTAGCGACTCCTGGAGATATCAGCCCTTATATTGAGTCTCCTTTAGGAGTAGTCGTTTTACTACTTATTGTGTTGGCCCTTTTCATATATAGCCATCCTATTGTGGCAATTTTATTCTTATTTGTTGCCTATACCCTATTACGTAGAAGCTCCATTGCTCAACCTAAGGTAGCCTATGTGCAACACACCCAAGAAACTCGCAAGAAAATGAAGGATGCGCAAAAAGAGCTAGAGATGGCCACGCCTCCTCACCACCAAGTAAAGAAGGCCGATATGCGATCGGAACAACCAAAGAGTTTAGAAGAAGAAATCGTTGAGGAAAAGTCCCCTGTCGGAGTAAGCGGAAAAATCACCATAGTAGAAACTACGTTCCTTCCAGTAAGCACAAATGTTACGGGAACTTCCCAGGTATAAACAGGAAAAATTTATAATGGAATGCATTCCAATATAAATAAATTATACCAATGAAGATTTAAACCCTTGGCAATTTGAAATGGAACATTTCAAATCACAAGGGTCAGATGCCGGTGAGAATTTAAACAAGGAACATCAAAGGTGTTCCGTTTTAAATCTTCACTGGTATAAATTGTCAGTGGTATCTGACCGTTGCAAAATTAAATGGTTTAAATAATAGGTGTCATACCCGGTGTTATATTCCCAGGTAAAAAGTTCGGATTTTGCTTTTTGGATTGAACAATAATATAACAAAGAACAAACAAAATGGCCATCGTTAGACCCGCAGTAAGAATGGTCCCCGTATTAGGCGTTGTTTGGGGATTGGCGAAAGCACCTACCATGATCAACGTAACCGCGGTAATCAGAATGACCGAAGACATAATCACGTCTAACCAGAAAATACGATTTACCTCTTGTTGTGGACTTTTAAATCCTTTACCTAGCGCCATTCTCACTAAAAACAAATACGAATCGGGTACGATTGCATAAGCAATCCCACACAAAATCGCAAAGACGATAAACGTCATAATCGTTTTCATGGAATTTTGATTGCTCTGATTTTCCAAAATATCACTGGCCAGGGGCAAATTGTAAGCAGCAACTTCCTCCGAATCCAGAGGTACATATTCACACTCCATCCAACTTCCGGGAACAGAAAGAGGAATCGTGGTATAGGTCGCATTATACATATCGAACATACCCAAATTATTTTGCAAGATGTTCACCATCGTCGCACCAATACGAATGGGGTTGCTATAAATCATTACCTCCGCACCCTTATTGAGTTTGACGCTATTATACTCTAAATACACTGCTTTTGGGTCTACATTACCAAAAATATCGCTGTTGAAATCCACCGTCTTTTCGGTTTGTTTGTTAATCACGGCTTCAAAGAGACTTTCAATTTGTCCGCCGGGAGGAGCATTGCTTCCCACGTAAACCAATAGAAAACACATATAAAGAACTTTGGAACCATCTTCGCTAAAGTTCTGAATAATAAGTTCACCAGTGGGCTGTTGACCAGCAGGAGTCGTTGACGGCGCGGAAGAGGGAGCACCAGATACAACTGTTTGAAGTTGTCCTGGAGGATAGCCCGAAAATTCGTGGAGAGGGCAATTCGTCCCTGTGGCACTACCTACAATCCATAATTTATTCGCGTAATAGGTCGTAGTAACATTTTGGTCATTCGTATACGTAACGTTTGGAGAAGAACTGCGACTACATAATCCGGTTACCCATTTATTATCAGGGTCCATCATAATGGCACTGACGCCCATAGGTAAATAGTTTAATGTAACACTACACGTGTTATTTGGTGCTTGATCAATAGATAATATTCCAGTATTTCCACATGTTGACATTATTAATATATAATCCTATATATTAATAATTATAAATAGTTAATGGTTTCCTTTTTATTATCCTAAACTACTTTAATTCTGTTTCTATTGGATCCTCCTGTTTTATTTCTTGATTGCCATTGGCTAATTCTTTTACTGTATAATTTTTTTCCAAAATGATGCCAGGAGGTACGGCACCGGGATCACTACTTACTTCTCCGTCTGTTGTTATGGCACTCGATTGAGCTGGGACAGTTTTATCAAGAACCGGTTTTGGAGCAGTGGATCGGACTGCATTTTTTAATGTGTTTGTCCCTTCCATTTTATAAGTACTTGGTGGATTGGGATGTTTTTCAACTACTTTTGTTAATACAATAGTAAGTGATTTTATAAAATTTTCGATGAGCTTTTCATGTTCCATACTATAAAAAATAGGTATATTTTATCAAGTTTTTCTAAACATAAGGAATATATCTAAATAAACTATTTTCATATACAGTGGCTTGAAACACATCTTTGTAGCCTTCTACAAACACCGTATCACCGTTATGGATTTGGTCACAACCGATTTCGGAAGTACAGCTTTTTCCATTCACAGAAATAGGGAGCTTGGTATTAATATTTCCCGCACCATTCGTCATGGTATAATACTGATATTTATCACGTCCACTGGAACTTTTGCGTCCCATCAAAGGAAGGATTTCTTCCTTTCCATTGTTTCGCGTAAGAATTCCTACTTGGCTGTAATTACCTTCGTAACCTCGACTTTTTATATTCACCGGAAGTCCGTATTGGGGTGCTTCAAACTCAATATTCTTTAAAGGAGGTGCGTAATCATTGGTAAGGGGTCGGTTACTAGACACGGGTTCTAAAGCGGGAGGTAGATGGGTGACTTGAGGGGGCATAATGACAACGGGTTGCACAATTTTTTCCTCATATTGTCTCTGATAACCTAAAGGGGTTTTCTCTAAACCTTGCTTGGCGATATTTGTATAATAGAGATAGGTCAATACAATGAGTAATAAGAGCATAAGAAAAAAGGTCATATTCTCAATGCAGAACAGACCGGGTATACATGTTTTTTTTGGCATTATATACTTTAACGAGAATTTGTAAAAGGAGCAAATTCTTTTACAAATAACTAAAATGGAGGATTGTTGGTATAGCCACATAACTCTTGTCCGTTCATCCAGGCATCCCATTTTGGACTTGGAATAATGGACTGGAAAATCTTGACAAAACCATTTCTCATCTGTGTTATATTACAGTTATTCAGTTTTGCCCATTCGTTAAATGTTTTATACAAAACGACCGTATTATTATCACATGTTTTAAAATCGCCTTTACATAGAAAGCATTTTTCTTGAACGGATTTGGGCCATTCGATTATAGAGAACCCAGTAATAAAGAGAATAAGGTCATTCAACGGTAATACGGCAATGTCATAAATGTCGTTCACAATGGGCATCAAATTAATACCAAAAATCGCTCGTATTAAAACCACCGGAAATTCGACCAAAATCATGTACACAATTCCTAATATGATATCCACTATGTAGTAAACCGTGCATTCTCCATTCATAAACAGGACGAATTTTTGCCACATGCAGTCCCACATGACCTTGACCGTAAAAGCGAAATTCTCACTGCCATAATCAAATTCACGAGAACCACATTTTACATGATTATTAATGCCTTTGGATAAATTGCTACCCATCATAGCTATCATGAATATCGCATAAGCCAGAAAAGCAAAAAATATAATCCAAAATAAAATCTCTAGAAAGCCAAACAATTCGGTTTCTAAATCTCCAAAAGCATTTTCTACTATATTGATTGCACCTTCCATATCTGCGATAGCTGTTTCCACCATTTCAATAATAATATCAATCAGATTAATGGTATCTTCAACGTCAGCAATAGCTCCTTCTACATCATCTCCTAAAATACCGCCAATTTCGATTGCATTTAATGGATATAACCCGAGTGCTGCCATAATATATACAGTAAGTTATATATAATGGTGATTTTATTATGAGAATAAGAAGTCAATTTGTAGTGAGCTAGAATTAAGCAGATGGTTCCTTTGCTGGCGATGGACCCTTTGCTGGCGATGGACTAAAGGTAGATGCTTTTAAGTCATTCTTTTTTGAATTTTTCAACATCTCACTGATGATGCCTAATTGGTCCACAATATTTTCTTCTAATTCGATCAAATTTTTCATTTCATCTCTTTTGGCACGATTATCTATATTTTCCACCCCGTCCTTTGCTTTTTTGATAATGGTTTGTAATTTATCTTGAATTTTGTCTAAATTTTTTCCGGAATTGGTTAATTTGGCCTTTTTTTTCTCCGTGTCCGGGTCTACACCACTTAATTCTGCCTCTGCTTGGGCGATTAAATCTTCTTGTGATTCAGTGCTTTCTGCTTGATTTTGGATTTCTGCCTCCTCTTTGTTTTCTAATCCTTCTTGCAAGCGTATATTGTTCATTCCGGTCATAAGAGACTTCCATTCAAAGGCAAAACGGATTAAATTTGGAATGGCAATGCACCAAAAGAGAACAACTACCATATTTTTCGTAAAAAAAGTGAGTATGAATCCAATTAAGAACATGAAAGCAATATAAAGATCATTATCCGAGGCGACATAAGCATACATGTTAACTAAGGCAATGACAAATAAAATCCATAAGATAGTCTTACTTTTAAGTATTCTTTCTAATTTTAAACTACTGGAATTTTTCATATATAGGTTAATTAGATTTTTCACTGTCGCTTGAACTATCATGAATACTCGAATTGGCAGAAGATGTGGTGCAATAATATTCGGGACAATGTTCATGGCTATAAATGTCTAAAACTTCTTTGACTACTGTCTCTCGTTGAATATCATCCTTTTCAAATTCAAAGCTACTAATACTGGAAGAACGTTTCCCCCTGAATTTATCTAAAAAATCCTCTAAACCATTTAATTCTTCGTTGCGGTCATGTTGGTCTAAATCTCCCGTAATGACTAATTTACTGTTTTCTCCTAATCGAGTAAGCAACATTTTCATTTGTGATTTGGTGGAATTTTGCATTTCATCTGCTACAATCCAAGCATTTTTGAAGGTGCGTCCGCGCATATAGCCTAAAGGTGCGATTTCAATTGTTTTGTTTTCCAATAATTCAGTCACTTCTTTAGGTGTGATAAATTGATATAAAATATCATAAATAGGACGAATCCAAGGTGCCATTTTTTCTTCTAAAGTTCCTGGCAAATACCCTAGGTCTTCGTCTACAGAAACAGAGGGTCGGGTAAATATGAGTTTTTCACATTGTCCCGTTAAAAATTGTCGGATACCACATTGCGTTGCAAAAAGAGTTTTACCGGTTCCGGCTGGACCAGTTGCAATCACGATTTTTTTTGCTTTCGATCGTAATAATGAACTATATATTTCTTGACTGCGATTTTTTGGTTTACAAAATTTTGATTCAAATTGATCACGCTCTCGTACGGATAAATATTGCATGTTTTCGTAAATATTTTTTTGTGCCTGTACACTAATTATTTCGTCTTGGTGATCATACAAAAGCTCTTTTTCATTTTGCCTTCGTGGTTTCCTCCCCCTTCTTTTTTCTCCCCCGTTATTCTGAATATTCGATTTACTCATATTAAAGTATGTTATTATATTTATTTATACAAAAAATATAGGTAATTTATATTTTTTGCATTTATTACCATTTCGCTCTTACTAACACTACAAACACTTTTTTTTAGAAAACGCCTAAAAATCCATCTTCATTTCAAATACGTCTTCATCCACTTTTTTATTTGCCAAAGCATATTCCGAGTTCGTTCTCTCGAAAAAGTTTACTTTTGATTCTACGCTAATCAGTTCCATGAAATCAAATGGATTTTGAGAATTATATAATTTATCATAACCCAATTGAACACATAAACGGTCTGCTACAAATTCAATATATTGCGTCATAAGAGTTGCATTCATACCAATCATTCGGCAGGGAATTGCGTCACAGATAAACTCCTTTTCAATTTCGGTTGCTTCATGAATAATTTCGTGAATACGCTTTTTAGGAAGTTTCTTCTGGAGTTTATTGTAAAGGAGAACGGCGAATTCAGTGTGAAGAGCCTCGTCACGACTAATGAGTTCGTTGGAAAAGGTAAGACCTGGCATAAGACCGCGTTTTTTAATCCAATAAATAGAAGCAAAAGAAGAGGAAAAGAAAATACCTTCGATTGCAGCAAACGCTACTAAGCGGGAAGCAAAAGAAGAACGGTTATCTCCGATCCATTTTTTCGCCCAATCCGCTTTTTTCTGTATACAGGGGAAATTATTAATCGCATGAAAATATTTATCCTTTTCGGCACTATCTTTGATATACGTATCAATCAATAAACTGTACATTTCACTATGAATATTTTCCATGGCAATTTGGAAGCCATAAAAACTACGTGCTTCTGCTACTTGCACATCACCCATAAAACGAACGGCCAAATTTTCCAGAACAATTCCATCGGAAGCGGCGAAAAAAGCCAGAATCATTGAAATAAACTTCTTTTCGTCGGCATTCAATTTCTCCCAATCGATTAGGTCTTTAGAGAGGTCCACTTCCTCTGCTCGCCAAAAACAATCGACTTGTTTTTTGTACATTTCCCAAATATCATTATATTGCACTGGGAACATCACGAATTTGTCGTCACTGAGGTCCAAAAGGGGTTCTGTCTGTTTGATACTCATTCTCCTAAATATTATAATAGGTATAAAATATTTAGGAAAGGTGAATTTATATTGTTTTAAAAAAACATTACCATAATGGTGTAAAATCCATGGGTTTTTAAAAAATCGCTTTTTAAAACTCCCCTATTCAAAAAAAATAGGCATATAGTAAAATGAAACAAAATCTAAACATAGTCATTATTATTGGATTAGTGTTATTGATTCTTATTTTGTGTTTTTTCCCGATTTCTCGCAAAGAAGGATTTGAGAGTAAAGGAGAGGACAAGGTTTTTGTCATCAATTTACCGAAAGACAAACAAAGATTTCAGGAATTCAAAGACTATTACGATAAGTCGGATATGAAGCACCATCCTTTACATACATTTACCGCCGTCATTGGAAAAGACGTAAATAGTGAAGAGGTTTTAGCAGAACACGCAAAACCCGATTTCAAAAGAGTGGTACAAACAGGCAAAAGACAAAAACATCATGAATTAAGTCATGGAGGGTTAGGCTGTTTTCTCAGCCATTATAACGTTGCCAAACAATTAACCGAAGAACAAGACCCCACAATTCAACAATATATTGTGTTTGAAGACGATAATGTGTGCACCCAAGATACGCAAAAGAAAATCAAAGAAGCGATTAAAAAATTACCGGATAATTGGGATATATTAATAGGACAAACATGGAGACAAACCGGAGACAAAATTTCGAGTGACATACAAAAACCCAAGTCTTTTTGGGGAACGGGGCTAGTGGTATACAATAAAAAGGGAGCCCAACGCTTTGTAGATGAGGTAAACAAAACGAAAATTGATGGACAAGTGGATGCTTATTTATCCCGCGCCAACCAACAAGGGAAATTGAATATTTATTCTACAAATGAGAATTTAGTAGAAGATAATAGTCATAATATTTCTAATATTCAAATGCAGTTAGAAGGAAATGGAAGAGATGTATTTGATTATTATGGAACATCCTTAGAATAAGGAAATAATAGTGTATATTTATATCTACATAATCTAGGTATGAATAGGAAATCTTTAGAAAAAATGAATACAGAATTAGAGAAACAGTTACCTAAGGATTTTAATGTATTTATTTATTTGTATTTGTATGTAGATGTTGCTGAACATTGTAAAGACAATCCATATTGTGCAAAAAAACATTATCTTGAATTTGGAAAACGTGAAAATAGAGTGTATTCATCACCTTCCATACCACAGGATTTTGATTGGCAGCTATATTTATATTTAAATCACGAAGTAAAGAATACTGTATCTACTTACAGAGAAGCCATCGATCATTATATACATCATGGAATAAGGGAAAAGAGAAATTATAAATTTTTACATATTCCTGAAGATTTTAATGCAGAAACTTATTATGAATGGCACTTACAAAAGCGATGTCCGTATAATTATTATGACGTTTTATACCATTATGAAAGTATAGGACGGAGGGCAAAAATGCATTATAAAATAACAGAGGAAAATACTTTAAAAAATTATAATGAGCATTTTGATTGGATAATGTACAAAGAACTAAATCCCGATATATCTCATTTATTAATTAACGAAGAGGAAGCATTAGCACACTTTATTCAGGATGGACGTTGGAAAGCAAGACCTTTCCATATGTTCTTTAAAAATATTCCTTCGGATTTTAATTATACGTTGTATCTGGAAATCAATCCTGATATTAAACGATTGTATAATACGGAAGTACAAGCGAAACTGCATTATGAAATGGTAGGCTGTTATCAAAATAGATGCTATCATCCCGCTATGAAAAAACCTGCATTACATACCAACTATTTGTTCAATAAATATAATGTTTTGTTTCATAAATATATTTTTCAGTTTACTAATCCACAATCCCCACTTTCTTATTTAATAAAAACGCCAAGACAATTATCATCCCATTATCCATTAATTACGCATATCCATTGTCATAATTTAACCAGTTTACCTCTCTATTTTAGTCAATATCTACCTTATTTAATAATGAATAGTTTGGTCATTATAACCTATGTAGAGGGGGAAATAAACCAACATATAGTAGGCAAAGGTGTTCATTTTTTACATATGGAAAACAGAGGAATGGATATTGGTGGAAAGTTTATGGTAGTCCATTTTTTAAATACACATAAAATCAATTATGATTATATATTGTTTTTGCATTCCAAGAGCCATAATGAATTGAGAAAATGTTATATGGATCCTTTTTTTATAAATATGAATTGGATTAAGGAAAATATGAAAACAAAAGAATATGGTCTCTTGGTACCTCCTCTCATTTATTATGGAGATTATTTACATATTATTTATAATTTGAAACTCACCCCACCCGAAACCATTACTCCTAGATGGACCTTTGGGAATGAATTATACATACATGATTTAGATAAGTATATGGATCTAAATCCGGAAATGTTTTTGTTTCCGGAGGGAAATTGCTTTCTTTGCAATTCCGTTATAAGTAATGCCTTATATAGTGATCCTTTGTTATTTAATATATTGAATACGGAAAAAACACCTGATTTAGTGTGGACAATAAGTCGCTTTAAAGAAAGACAATTACTTGATGTGGGAAATAATTTGGAAAAGGTAAACCAATACCGAAAGACGAATGATTTGTTTAATAATAATTTAGAATGGGGAGATGGACATCATGGACATCCTGACCATATGATCGAACACAATTTTGAACGATTAGTATTTAAAGTAGCTCAAAAATACCAGCAAAAAGTCAAAATTCTTCCATACACTTTACACGAAGGACGGAGAAAATATATTAATAACATCCTAAAAATGACAGACTCCATTAATCACTATTTAGAACACGGTACTTTTTTGTAATTATTTATACCCACTAAAAATGGGTATAAATTCCGGATTGCCTGATTCGAACAGGCGACCCTTTGATATACTATCGAAACCACTACAGTCAAATGCTCTGCCAACTGAGCTAAATCCGGATGGGGGGACGATGTTTCTTCCCACATAATTAGTAAATTCAATGTTTAATTTCTTTTTATACAATATAATAAATGCAAAAAATCTACTTTCTGTTTCTTAGTCTTTGTATAACGTTAATGTTTTTCGTTGCAGGCATTAAACATGCACTTACTATGGAAGGAAGCACCAGTTATTTAGCCAAGTTTCCTCCTTTTTCTGCGTTTCCTATGGGATTCAATTATATCATTGAATTGATTGCATTGTTAATAGAAATAGTGGCACCTATTATTATTCTTCTTTCGATTGTTCATGAAAAATATAGACATTATGGAAAAATAGCGGCTTATTTATTGGCCTTTTTCTTATTATGTACTTTAGTATTTATTCATAACCCTTTTTATAAGGGGGAAGGAATGAACTTTCTCAAGGGATTAGCATTGATGGGTGCGGTATTATTAATCAGAGAAAATTTATAAAGAACAAATACCATAAGTAATTATTCCACAATTTCGGTACGTTCATCAATGAATTCTTGTTGGAAAGAAAGCAAATCTTCATAAGAATACCATATGGTTTGGATTAAATTGTGTTTTTTTAAATCATCCAGATCATTTATTAAAACAACATGTACGATTTTTTCAAAGGATACACTTTTTACTGGTTTTTTTTCAGCTAACGCAAACGAAGCATAATTCGAACTGTTTGTGTTTTTTAATACCTGTTTCCAAATTTGTTTTCGCGATAACATAATAATAAAGAAAACATAATTTTTATATACCTTATGATAGATGTCATTACAAATAGAATGTGAATCAATCTACTAACTTGATTTATTCATTTTATTTGCAGATTATATATTTTTAGGATAATATATAATGAAAGGATTGGGTAATAATTGTAGCCAACTTTCCCGTGAAGTTGAGATACCTCATCAGGTATCCAATAACCAAACCTTTGAAGAAAGGTGTAATGAATATCCCAGTATTACATTGAATAAAAAACAAGTATGTGATTTTGAATTACTCGTAAATGGTGGTTTTGATCCTTTGACTGGATTTATGAATGAAGATGATTATACTTCGTGTGTTACAAAAATGAGACTAAATAACAATAAATTATGGGCAATGCCCATCACATTATGCATTAGCGAAGCCCAAAAACAAGATTTACAACACAGTAATTATGTCGTATTAAAACATGAAACGGGTCTCCCTTTAGGTATTATGGATATAAGCGATTCGTCAGCTATTTACAAACCAGATATTAAAAAGGAAAGCATCAATGTATATGGAGCAGATGATAAGAATCATCCTTATGTTAAAATATTATATGCATACGTCGAAAAGGGTTTTATTTATAACATAGGCGGTCCCATTGTTGAATTTAAATTACCACCTCATTATGATTTTTCCGAAATTCGTAGAACACCTGCCGAAACGAAGGCCTATTTCAAGAAACACGGTTGGACAAAAATCGTAGGATTTCAAACAAGAAATCCCATGCATCGTTCGCATTATGAACTTACAAAATATGCTATGAAAATGGGTGGTGAAGATTGTAAATTATTGCTACATCCCGTCGTTGGTATTACGCAGGATTGCGATATTGATTATCACACGCGCGTGAAATGTTACAAGGAGTTGATGAAATACTATGAAAACGACATGGCATTACTTAGCCTACTTCCTCTTTCCATGAGAATGGCTGGACCTCGTGAAGCTGTATGGCATGCACAAATTCGCAAAAATTATGGATGTACTCATTTTGTAGTGGGTAGAGACCATGCAGGACCTTCTTATAAACGTCAAGATGGAAGCGATTTTTATGGACCGTATGACGCTCAAGAATTACTTCAATCAGTCGCAGAAGAAATCGGTATTGAGGTAATTGTGTCAAAACTGATCGTATACACGTTACCTAAAGACGAAGAAAACGAGATGAAGGGCACTTATCGTTCGATTGATGATGTAGATGACACTATGGTGGTAAAAAATATATCAGGAACAAAGCAACGCGAAATGTTGGCAAACGGAGAAAAAATCCCCTTGTGGTTTTCTTTTCCCGATGTCATTAATGTCTTGGAAGATGAATTCAAAGGAAAACAGTCAAAAGGCTTCTGTTTGTATTTCGTCGGATTGTCGGGGGGCGGTAAAACAACCATCGCGAACTTCGTTATTTCTAAGATAAACGAATTGAGTAATCGAACCATTACCTATTTAGATGGGGATATTGTAAGATTGGAGTTATCCAAGGGTTTAGGATTTTCTCAAGAAGACCGGAGTATGAATATTCGTCGCATTGGTTTCGTTTGTTCTGAGGTAGTAAAACATGGTGGCGTGGCAATTAGCGCAAATATAGCTCCTTATGAATCGGACCGCGAACACAATCGCAAAATGATTTCTGCCAATGGCGAATATATTGAAATCTTTGTCGATACACCGATCGATGTGTGCGAAAAGAGAGATGTGAAAGGATTATATAACATGGCTAGAAACGGTGTTATTAAAGAATTTACTGGAATTAGCGCGCCGTTTGAAAATCCTGAAAATGCCGAATTAGTGTTAGATGGCGCTGAGACAATTGAAACAAATGTAGATATTGTCATTCAATACCTAACGAATAAAGGTCTTATTTAAGAAAATACAATAAAAATATTGGTAAATCATATAGTATATTTTTATACTATAGGATGTTTTACGAAAAATCTGCGTTTATAGACGATTTTGTTTCCTTAATGAAGGAGTGCAATCAGATCATTATGGATATTTATGACAGTGATTTTCAAGTGATTCACAAAGAAGATACGTCTCCTTTAACAATGGCCGATGAGAAATGCAACGCACATATATGCGATTTTTTACAAAACAAAAATGATAAATTGCTAGAGGAAAATGAAATTGAAGAGAATTCCATGGTCATTATTAGTGAAGAAATAAAAAACGATAGTTTTGAGGAAAGAAAACAGAAGGAATGGTGTTGGTTGGTGGATCCTTTAGATGGTACAAAGGAATTTGTGAAAAGGAATGGTCAATTTACGGTAAATATTGGTTTGACACGAAGCGGAGTTCCGGTGTTTGGTTTTGTAAGTATTCCTGTATCGGGAGAAATTTATTATGGTATTCATGGTTTAGGTAGTTTTAAAATTCATGATGGTGTTTGCCAATCGTTACATGTAACGCAAAACAAGGACTTTACCAAAAAAAACGTTCAAATCATTGCTTCATCTTCCCATTTGAATAAAGAAACTCAGGATTTTATCGATTCTTTTGATTCACCTGTGATTAAGAATACGGGCTCTAGTATCAAATTATTGTGGATTGCTGAAAATAAGGCTGATGTGTATCCTCGAATTGCTCCAACGAGCGAGTGGGACACGTGTGCTGCCCATGCAGTTGTTAAATATGCGGGAGGTAAAGTATTACAATTTGAATCGCGTGACGAACTGGCATATAACAAAGAAAATTTGTTGAATCCCTATTTTATTGTATATTAAGTATGTAGTAATTTATACCAGTGAAGATTTATACCAGTGAAGATTTAAATCCGCACACCAAAGGTGTGCTAGGATTTAATTCGTTACTGGCATCTGACCGTTGAAGAATTAAAATGGGACATTTTAATTCTTCAACGGTTTAAAATAGCACGCCCGTCGGGCGTGTACTTCAATGGTTTAATCCGAACTTTTGCAAAATGGTTTGAAATTGTAGTCTATAAACATGTCATTATTCACACCGTTTATTGTTAACAATAACATACTAGAGAAAATAATCAATGCCACAACAAATATAAGAATCGATTGTCTTTTATATTTTGTTAATATCCAATCGGATAGACAGATTCCGATTACAGAACCACCTGCACTGCACGCACAAAATACACCCCCATAAATCATATCTAATTTACCTGCTATAATATAATTCACACTTGATATTGTGGAAGAAGCCAATGTACTGATTGATGAGGAAGCAATAACAACTTCCGGAATCATTCCGGCTTGTATCATGATGGGTGTCGTTAACATCCCGCCTCCAATACCGATGTAGGTAGATAAAAATCCGACACACGTTCCGATCAATGCGAATCGACGAATAGTTTCATCTGTCCATGAAATATCTCCTTTAATAAAAGCATAATTCGTATCTTTCTTATAATTGTAATCGTTCCGAATATAATATACGGTAAAATAAGACAATGCACCAATGGTAACAAATTGACCCGTAGCATGTAGCCAATATTCATAGCCACATATTTCTAAATGATTACGAGTAATACTAAAAATAGATACAATACCTATATTAGCACAAATCATAAGAGTGTTGATGTATTTCGATGCATTTGTATCACCAATTCGTTTGTCATCATTATGTAATTCTAAATCCTCAACTTTGAAGTATTCACCGATTCCATCGATCATGATTAATTCTAAACCGTGTTCTGGGTCATCGAGAATTGTTTTTTCGTGAATGTAGGTATGAATTGCCTTGGAAATAGATTTGGTGAAAGTGATGCTTAAAATGAGTAGCAGAGTAGAAATAGTGATTAGCTGTGGAGAAATATTCGATAATATAACCCCAATAAACGAGGAATTAGCATCAAATAAAGTAATCAATAATATTGGGGTAAAATAGATTAAGGAACGTTTCGGGTGTAATGGATGAACTTTGTTATATAAAAAGGCGACTCTTACTGCTGTATCGCCTAATATAGTGAAAATGGTAAGGGGGATCGCGATTTCCATCGTAAACCCACCAATAAGCATATATAGGGGTATTAACAGACCTCCCCCTCCTACACCTCCGATTGTGGTTATAATTGATGTGGCGAAAACGGATATCATGAGTATAATATCGGTTATTGGATTCGTTATCATAAATGTATTCATTGACATTGTAATACTCGGTTGTATGACAATGTAATAGTGTTTATATATTGATTATAAATATTATTTATGAGTGACGTAATCTTTCTTCAACGTAAATATATATATATATATATATATAGTAAATGATTCGTAAAACCGTATTTAATCATAATATCATTTATGATTTACCTGAAAATTGTGGAGAGGATTTTTTAACTAAATATAAAAAAACAAAATTATTTGAAGGATATTTAATTTCAAATATTCCAAATAATTCTGCTTTTTTGGATATAGGTGCACATAACGGGGATACTGTATTAACGATGGCGATTTATGCGAAAAACAACAATAGAAACGATATACGTTTTTTTGCATTTGAACCCGATAAAGTGAAAAGTGATTTTATTGAACGTACATCAAAATTAAATAATCTTAATATAAAAGTATATTGTTGCGCGATTGGTGATAAAGAATGTTTAGTATCAGCCCAAAATGATAAACCGATCCATTCAGGTGCTACAAGTTATAAAATAACTGTAGATCAACATAAAAATAATATTCGTATGACGAATTTAAATTCATTATATAATGATTTAGGAGAGGTTGGTTTTTTACACCTAGATGTGGAGGGTTGGGAATTAAATGTATTAAACGGCGCCAGTAAGATTTTAAAGAATTATAATCCAATTATAATAGCAGAATATTGGGATAAACCAGCAGCAGAGAAAAGAGGATTTTCTACTACTGCAAGGGAAGATATAATACATCATATAAATGAATATAAAAAATATAGACTATATGATACGTTAGTTGACGGAAATAATAATTTAGTTTTTTTGCCAAATGAAATAACTGTTGAAAAAAAAAGTGATGATGTTTCATTTGAAACAAATGAATTTACTCCATTTAAAAAAACGAAAACGCTAATAGGTAAGGACAATTATTTATTTTTAATGAACGATTCATGTAGAGAGTTAGAAGTTCATTGTAATAATATAAATTTGCTATCAAATAAAATTTTGCCTTACTTAAACTTTCATAATTATATGTTAATCGTTTTTCCAAATAAATCCCTATATGCAAAAAATTATCTTCCTGATAATTACACATGTAAATATAGACCGGCTTTTGATATATATAAAGCTAAATTAAATGATAAATTATTAGATGGTTATATACATCTAAAATCAATTCCTGATGCGTATTATAAAACTGATACACATATTAATTTAAAAGGGTCTTATATAATTTATAAAGAATTTATTAAGCAAGTAAACAAAATATACGGTTTAAATTTAACGTACAAGCATATTACAATTAATAAAAAAATATGTGAACTTACTAGTATACCACTAGGTATTGGTGATTTGACATGGCCTTCCAATTTAGGTACCCAAACTTTAATGGATAAAAATGACACATTTTATTTTAGTTCTGATATAAGAGATTTTTATATGAAATATGTTATTACAGGTGATGAAATACAGTTTTTCAATTATGATTTAGTAAATAATACTGAATTGTTAATAGGTAAGGTAGTTGAATGGAATATTATATCAAAATATATTATACATAAAAAAAATACAAATGTTATAGATTTAAAAGTAATTATCTTTTATGATAGTTTTTTATTATCAACTTTACCACTTTATTTAGAATTATTTAAAGAGGTGTATATGGTAAAACATTATTATGACCAATCCATAATTAATATGATTCAACCAGATTATATATTTGAATTCCGTGTTGAACGTTTTCTATTATAATTTTTGTATAATATTAATTCTAGTTTAATATTATAAAATGAGACTTTTATAGACTATAACAATAAAAATGTTTTTATTATGGCGCCAAAATGCGGAACAACTACTATCGCTAATTATTTAAATATTTCTATGCATATAAAATACGATCGATCAGAAATAAATCGCGTACTTTCTGATAGCAATTTTAGAAAAATAATTATATATAAATCCAATATCGTCGATCGATTTTTATCTGGTTTTACAGAAGATTTATTAAATAATGATTGCTACAATGAAATGGATGTATCATTTAATACTTATTTACAATTTCTTCATCACTGTTATCAAAATAAAATACCAAATGTAACTAACTTGAACGTGTTTTTAAAAAAAGATTATCCCGTTTATTTCGGACAATGTTCTAATATGATGAGAGCCATAACTAATAATAATGGTATATTTCAATCACATATTCAAACGCAAAAATTTGCAATACAATGTTATGTGGATATTATACAACAATCAGAAGCAGGGAATAAGAATTGTTTTATCATAGAGATAAATAATCTTAATTCATTCATTAACCCTACGTTTACTAAAAATAAAAAAATAAAAGTAAGTATTGCTTTGAAACCGAACAATTATGTATAATAAAGAAAATGGGAGAAAAATTTAATCATCAACACATATCAGATGAAAACCGTAAAATAATAAATGACATCTATTCTGAAGATTTAGATTTTATAAAGGAACTTGAATCTAATTTTAACAAGGCATAATAAAATAAGATGTTAATGAGATTAAGTCAAACAATAAAACGATAATAGTTGCCTTCTTAAATCATTACAAACAACTAAATAATAACTTCAAGCAACCAAAAAAGAAGCGGAAAAAGTTAGACCATCGTACGTGAAACTCCTACTATTGATTATACATTACTTTAATTTTTAATGAGTTTTTGCCTCATTTTTCTTTTTAGTCGGTATAATCAAATCATTTGCAAAACAATAAATATTATATATATATATATATATATATATATATGTTTGTAAGAAAGGGTCGTAAAAGAGGTACCATATTAAATGGAAAGGTAGAACCTGTTGTACTTGATCGTAATTTAAATTTATCACAAGTAAACTTGGTTGCACAATGTTTAGTAGAAGAAGATTTTTTATTATTTGATGTAGATACCTATTTGCAAGATTATCCTGATGTGAAAGATGCGTATACAAAAGAAAAATATACATTAGGACAAGGTAAACGTGAAATAATTAATAAGGATTTGGTATATAATCATTTCTTACGGTTTGGTAGACATGAAGGTAGAATCGCCTATGGAATAAAAGAAAACGGTGAAAAAGTACGATTTACTAACTTTTATCATGAGGATTATATTAAAGTTTGTGAAGATGCATACAATAAAGGTGTAAATAATGAAATAAATGGAACCCTTCATTATAAGAAAAATGAAGTTAAACCAAAAAGAATAATTGTGAATGAAGGCGCGAAGGTATTTCCTGATGCGTTTAGAAATAATGAATTTATAAAAATGTTAAAACGTGAGTGTGCGAATTTCGATGCATGGAAATATAAGAAAGCTCATGGAAAGAATGGAAGCGCAAAAGAACTCTTTATTGATTATATTTCGAATCATTTTGAACCATTGATGGCGCCAATTAAAGAAGCGGAACGTAAATTAGCACTTCAAAAAGAAGCGGAACGTAAATTAGCACTTCAAAAAGAAGCGGAACGTAAATTAGCACTGCAAAAAGAAGCGGAACGAAAAGAAGCGGAACGAAAAGAAGCGGAACGAAAAGAAGCGGATAATTTTGACTGGAATTATTATCTAAATAATAATTCAGATTTACGGAAAGCAGGGTTAATTAAAGAAGATGATTTATGGGTCCATTGGGTAAAGTATGGAAAAAATGAGGGTAGAATATGTGCCCCTCCTTCCTATAAATCAATAGACGTTAATATAAATGAATATAATTATTTATTCGAATGTGTCAATACCGACAACAAAAGTATATTAGTGAACCCATTGTATACACATTCGTATATGTTAAAAAAGCAATTTGGATGGCATAAAATATCTCAATCACAATACACATCTATATTTAAAGGAAAAACAACAATAAATAATGATAAGAAGTCAATTCTTGTATTTGATATGATGTGGATGGACGGAGGTGCATATATATATTTGCAAAATTTAATTCATAAATATTCTTGTAAATATAATTTTATAATTATACGAGAATCGTTTAATGAAAAATACATCAATATTTCGTTAAACGATGAATATTTATTGGAAACTAATTTCACATTAGAACAATTAAATAATTACATAAATAACATAAATTACGAGTTTATTTTCATAAACTCTTTAGCAACGCAAAGCCCTGAATATAAACAGTTTGTTTTTTCATTAAATGGTTATAAAATAGGAATCACTCACGATTTTTCAATTATATATGATATACCACAACCAACTGATTTATCTGTATTAAAAAAGATATATTCTGAATTTGATTATAATTTAATAATCTCTCAACATCACGTTACATCGGATAATATGAAATTAACAAATACGATATATAGTGAAATGCCTGATTACTATAATAAAGATAGAAAAATTGATACAATAAATGAAACAATAAATATTGCAGTAATTGGTGCAATTTCAGAATTAAAAGGAATCTTTTTTTATGAAAAATTAATGAATTATATCAAACATAATAACTTGCAACATAAATATAAACTACATTTTTTTGGAAATACTTGGCCAGTTTTGCAAGAATATGGTAAGCGATATTCAGATATAAATACATTAAATAATATGTTAATTAGTTATAAACCAAATATTATATTAGAGGCAAGTATATGGCCAGAAACATGGTCGTATACATTAACTCTTTCTAAGACAATCGATTTACCAATATTATATTTGAAAAAAAAATTTAATAATGTAGTTTCCACACGCTTATCGGGTTATAAAGGGTACGAATTCACAAATATAGAAACATGTTTAGATTTAATTAATAAACATTCCCAAAATTATTTTTATACTGTTAAGAATGAATTAATTTTTCCTCCTTTTTATGAATCATTATTTTCCGGTAATTATATTGAAAATATAATTGTTATAACATCTAAGATTGTGGTATCAGATGAACTATATACATATGCTAAAACCCGTTCTATTTATACTAGAGAAGAGCGTTTACAGCAAACGATTGATACTATAAATAGTATCCGTTCATATTTTTCAAATAAATATTATCGTATATTACTAATCGATAATTCAAAATTTAGTGACGACGAATATAATTTATTAAATAAAAACGTTGACATTTTTCTAACTAGAGATAAATATGAAAATATAGACTATCATACAGATAATATAATAATTAAAGGTATTGGTGAATCGGCACAACAAGCTCAAGTAAATAATTATCTTTTAAAAAATAATATTGTCTTTAAAAACATGTTTAAAATTTCAGGAAGATATTTATTGAATAAAAATTTTGTATTTGATAAATTTAACAATAATAAAAATATATTTAAACTAGCAATAGAAGTGATTAATCAAAATCCCCGCGCGTCAGAATATTATTACACATCTTTATATAAGATTTCCTATAATTATTTTAAAGAATTTTGTCAAGCAATTACATTATTATATTTAAATAAAAACATACTAAGCAGACAAGGTTCATTTGGATTTGAACAGGAACTTCCACTATTGTTACAAAAAATATCCGGAAAAAATATTATTCATACTGTTGAAACGTTAGGACTGACTCAAAATATTTCGGTATGGGGAATAGATAAATACAAAAATCAATTATATGTTTGATCGTATTTTATTGATTTGGTACTTTTAATGGTGAGATGCTAGTATTAATTTGAACCAAAGTAAGTCGTTTGATGTAGATGATATATGCGTTTAATAACATAATATATTTCTAAATTTTTAGGTAATTTATATTTTCAGAAATTTAATACAATATTTTTAAATATTCTATTAAATTTATTAATTTACTATTAGTGGATATCAATTGAGATAACTTTATCTAAAATAAAGTTATCAATTGAGATAACTTTAGATCCTGGTTAAACCAATTGTTTCAATCCATCTAAAAATCCCACCTTAATAGTCCATCCCAACTGTTTCACCTTTTCATTGGAAATATAATAACGCAAATCATTGAACGGTCGATCTTCAATGTATTCGATCCAGTCATCATAGTCCTCGGTATTTTTTTATCATTTTAATCAAGATCTTAGCAATCTCCATGACCGAATACTCCATACCCTCATCACATCCTATATTGTAAATTTCTCCGATTTTATATTCTAAGAGAATAAATTATTTTGAATGAGTTTCCACATTCCAATCCGGGTATATTCTTTCCATGTCTACTTTTTCGATTCTTCGGTATGGTCGAATTTGGTATAACTGGTCCATTCGTTCATCGTCCGGATCTTGTGGTCTCTTAATGAAGGAGGCTTTTGTTCTATATCCTGAACCATCATTACCAAATTTATTGGCATCTCCATCACGATGAGTCAAAGGTGAAACATAATAATAGGCTAAGCTCTTGCGAAACACACCCTCAGGACATTGTAATGGTTCAGGTAATCCATGCCAGCTTATTTCATTTGTTTGAAAAATAATCGCTCGATTAAACTTAGGATAAGTCCTAACTTTACATTCCCTCATTTCACTATCCCATAATTGATTATCTCCGTGCCATTCCTCCTTCCAGTCTTTTACTAAAAATAAAATTATATTGAGTCGTCTTTCTTTATTTTTTAAATTCGGATGCTTTTCATAATCAAGATGCATATTTAAACGGCCGTGTCTTGGATGTGAATGCAATCCTGCTCCATGTAAATAGGGGTCATATTCTAAATCGGATATACCAGATATTTTTGAAAAAATACCCGTAACTTCGTCAGTTGATAAAATGTAAAATAATTGTCTAATGTCTTTTGACATTCCCTCCAAATTATCGTTTGCATATTTAACCTCTAATGGATTTTCATATCTATGCCAGTTTTCAAAATCAGTGGGAAATTGTTGTTCTAATTTTTCAATATATTCTTGACTCAAAAAATTATCTATTACAACATAATTAAATGGTTCTGCCTTACTATATCCTAGTGTTAGTACTTGAGTATTGTGAATCCAATCACCAAAATAAGACAAGTTAGATTTACTATTAGTGGATATCAATTGAGATAACTTTATTTTAGATCCTGGATAAATCAACTCTTGTAATCCATCCATAAAATTTATTTTAATACTCCATCCCAACTTTTTCACCTTTTCATTGGAAATATAATAGCGCAAATCATTAAACGGGCGATCTTCAATGTATTCGATCCAGTCATCATAGTCCTCAGTATTTTTTATAATTTTAATCAAGATCTTAGCAACCTCCATCACCGAATACTCCATACCCTCATCGCATCCTATATTGTAAATTTCTCCGATTTTCCCTCTAAATAGCACATGTTCAAAGGCGGATGCAGTATCAAAGGCGTGTAAAAATGCGCGAACACAATCACCCTTACCTTGAATTGTCACCTTTTTATCTGCCTTTAATTGTTCAATGAACCGAGGAATCAATTTCTCGGGATATTGATTGGATCCATATACATTATTACCACGTGTGATTACAATAGGCATGTTAAAACTGTGGTTATATGACTGTGCCATGAGCTCCGCACTTGCCTTAGTGGCAGCATACGGATTTGTCGGACATAATACAGATTGTTCTGTTTTATGTTTTTCATCGCCATCCAACATGGACTCTCCGTACACTTCATCCGTCGAAACATGAATAAATTTCACTAATTCCTTGTTGTATTTACGGTTCACTTCTAAAAGGTTATGGGTGCCCATTATATTGTCCTGTGTATATTGCAAAGAATCTTCAAAGGAGTTTTGTACATGCGATTGGGCCGCATAATGAATCACGTGACTAATTTCATTTTCTTGGAAAATATGTTTCAATAACTCAAAACTTTGCAAATTTCCATGAATAAATTTGTAATTGGGTGACTCACGCACCTCTTTATCAACATTGTTCTTGTCACCACAATAATACAAAGCGTCGAAATTAATCACCTTCACATCGGGATGTTTTTTACAGAATAAATTGATAAAATTGGAACCAATAAATCCCGCACCCCCCGTAATAAACAAGGTTTTAATATCTTTGGCCTCTTCGTCAAAAGACAATTCCAATGGTTTTTCGGGCTCTGTTTTAGGCGTCTTGGGAAGATAACTATCTTTGTATTGAATTAGCATGTCACGTACAGATTCTTTTATGTTTTTTACTTCGGGATACAAGGTTTCTAAACGAGTCGTTTCCAAGAAGTTATTGGAACGGTCGGCTGCCAAAATAGCCCGTTGTTCCTCTTGCGTAAAATTCTTATACGTAAAAGCCGGGTCCACGATCTCTTGGAACATGTCCAATATTTCATTGTGACTAATGAGTCCGGGATTGGTCAAATTAATAGTTCCCACCGTCTTGTTTTTCATCATATCCAAAACGCAGGGCAAAAGTTCAGGTAAAACAGTCATTGAGTTAGGAATGGAGCACACCTTTTCATAGGTAGTGATTTTGGTAATAAAATTACGTCCATTTTGCTCCCCCGTAATAGGCATACGAATACGTAAGTTCAGTACAGAGTCGCTGTAAAATTTAATAAGACGATCTGTGTAACCTTTTACTACAGAATAGGAAGAACCGAAAAAGTTTGGCAATGATTCTTCAGTGAAACCATTATGCTCTTCTCCAAATGGATGGTCTTCGTCGAATTTAAATATACAACCTGTTCCTAAATAAGTAAAATGGATTTTTTTTTGTCTACAAATTTCGGACATTAACAAGGGACCATAAAGATTGTCACGCATATTTTCGACCAATTTTCCCTCTTCCTCCAAATAGTCAATAGTTGTAAATACTTTCTCTCCTATTTTTCCATGCGTGCGACCTATAAAGGAAACTACATGAGTAGGTTGAACATCTTCTATTTCTTTTTCTAACGCATTGTTTTCATCTACTCGGGCTTGTCCGGATACATAGGAAACATTCTGTTTTTCGAGTATAGAGGTGAATTGACCACCAATCCATCCGCGTGTTCCATAAACAAGAACTTTCATTTAAAATACAATTATATTATAAAATTACATTAAAAAGTAAGTAACTTTATAATTGTTGCCATCACTATGGTTTGTAGGAAGACAGGGGTATGAATGCCCATTTACAGTGCATTATTATATTGGTTGCATTATTTTATTGGTGTCGTTACCAAAAATATTACCCCATCTTTGCAATGGTATAGTTGAAAATAGAATTCGAACGCAGTTTTCCTAAAGATATTGTAGCCCTTCACTTGTTTAGTCAATAATAACTATTTTTTATTATTGATTATTTTTTCGTCCTCTTGGAT